GTTTCCCAGTCACGATCGATGTTCGATCATGACATCGCTCGAATTGGCCACCTGAATGACTACCGTGTTGGATGTGACCGTGGTTCCAATCAGGAACTCATAGCGATAGCCCGTGCCGGAAGCGGCGGGCAGTGTTACCGTGAGGCCGGCAGCAGCATTGATCGTCTGCAATGCACCGGCATCATTCGGCGATACGGTTTTTGAAGCCGTAACGTTGATAGGTTCGTAAGACATGATTGTCTCTCCTGTGAAAAATGAAGGGGCCAGCCCGAAAGCCAGCCCCATGCCGGTTAGCTTGAGGCGGTCAGTCCGAAGACATCAGCTGCAACGCCAAGGCCCTTTTCGTTCTTGACACACAAGGTGCCTTCTCCGATCAGAACAAAGCGTTTGGCATCCGAAGTCTTGGCGACGCCCTTGTCTTCCTTGATTTTGCGCAGCCATTTCCAGCCGAGCATATTGCGATCAAGGAAGAAGACGTTGCGGGCCAGACCGGCCCCGCCGCCCATGACGCGGTTCGGGTGAATCATCACCTTGCCGAACGGCCCTTCGTACACATCCGCAGTGGCGACGATGGAGTTGTTATTTCCATTCGAAGCAGCATAGCGGAACTGCGCCACGTTGGAATCGCTCATGAAGGTGACGAATACCGACTTCACATAAGGCGAAACGACCACATGGCGGACATTCGCACCAGACTCATAAGCCTGCTGCATAACGCCATCCATGATGGTTTTGGTAAACGCCCGTTGTGTCCCGTTCGTCGGGGCGACAGTCAGTCCGGTGCCGGAGCTATAGCCGCCATTCGATCCGCCGGAACCGCGATCAACGTTGGTTTCAAGCCATGTCGAAAGCGATCCCGATTCACGGGTGGCGCCGGCAACCGAAGCATTAGCGTCGACAATCGCATACTCGACATCCTTGCGGAGTTCGACGCCCTTTTTCAGCTTCTGATACTTGGTTTTCTGGACCGGGCCGGCTTCGTCCACGACTTCCTGCGTGTTCGAGATAATGCCGGTTTTCTCGAAAATCTGGGTGTAGTTGCCCAGACGTTCGGGCGGCGTGGTCGCGTCGAACGTATAGACGTGACCTTCCTCGTTGATGTTTTCGCCGGGTGCGGCGAGTTCGTCGGTTTCCCATTCCGGATGCACCGATTTCGCCTTTTCCTTGGGAATCAGCGAATAGATCGGCGTATCTTCCGGAGTGATACGGGAAACCACGTCGGACAACTCCTCGCGGTTGCCTACCGCGCTCGGAGTCGTGAAGGTGTTGGTTACAACAGCCATGGTTTCGTTTCCTTACGAAAGAGAGTGTCAGGAGAAATCGACCTGCATTGCGTCATAGATCGATCCCGATTGATCCAGCTTCCGCATGGCGGCCCGGTTATCAGGTGCCTTTCGCTGCTTTTTGGGCGCGGCTTTCGGGGCGGCTGCGACCTTGCGCTTGGCCGTTTCCTTTGCCTTCTCTGCCTCCATCCCAAGCTTGGCATAGTACGCGGCACCGAACATGCGGTGATCCGTGAAATCCGCCATTTCCTGCGATGAAAAGCCGAGCGCCTGCCCCGCCTCATTGGCCTTCTTGAAGAAGTCGTCGCGCCCTTTCGGGTTCGCGGTCTGGGGAAACGCCATCACAAGAAGATTGTTTTCTTCCTGCAATTTCGACTGGCGGGCTTCCGCCGTCATTTCCTCCATGACTTCCTTCGGCTCATTCACCTTTTCGAGCAATTCCTGGAGCTGTCCAAGTTGATTGTCTCGAATGGCCTTGGCCGTGTAGTAGGCTTGGGCGTCCTGCTGCAAAAGATTGATATCGGGTTCAGCCGGAATGAGTTGCGATAGCCAATCGGCCAACGCTTCCGTCTGTGCTTGCAATCTGCTGGCTTGCGCTTCGACACTTCGGCGCTGGTCTGCAACCGTCTGTGTCTTGCGCCTGTAGTCCGCATCGCGCATGTATCCGGCGCGGGCCTCATCTTCCGAGATTTCCGTGCCATCGGCAAGCTTGATGCTTACAGGTTCGGCTTCCGCTTCCTCGCCTTCGGTTTGTTCCTCATCGGATTCCTCGGGCTTTTCGGCTTCGTCGTCTTCCTGTGTGGACTGTTCCGCTTCAACCGTCTCATCGGCCTCAGCGGCTGCCTCACTTTCGATCTCTTCGGAACCGGGGTTTTCTTCGGTTGTTCCTTCCTCATCGTCATGGAAGGAGTCCGCGAAATCCCAATTCGAAGGGTCATCGAGTCGCGTGCTGGGTTCAGCAGCGACACTCCCCTCAACGGGGTTGGTGCCGTCTGTCATAACGTCTTACCTTGTTAGGGTGTGAACGGGCGGGAATGTTCCGGCCCGTATCCGCGCAATGCCTACTTGGCCTCAGCGGCCAGATTTTTCAGCTTGTTGCGCAAATTCCTGATTGCCCTGATATCGGCCACTGCGGCCTGTCGGGCTTGATCGTCGGTGGCGTCTGCGGCCACCGCATTATCGACGGCGAGACCTTCCCGCCAATCGAGTATCTTGTGAATGAGCGGATCCGCAAAAAGCGCAGCGGCCTTTGCTCTGTCCTCATCGGTGATTTTCACGCCGCGCCCATTTCCCGGATTTTGTCGTGAACGTCTGTTACCTCATCCATGCCATCGACAGCATCGGCCATTGAGGCCTTTAGCTCTTTCGACCACGGGTAATTGGCCGTTCCCTTGAATGCCATTTCCTCAGCGTCGATGATCTTCATGACGTGTTTTCGCATCCACCCGGCAGCGTTGTAATCGCTCATGCAGCCTCTCTTTGGCGATCGCGCAATGCACCGGCCACTTCCTGAGCCTCACGCTGCTGCTGTTGTGCGGTAAGCTTGGCCTGCTCGATTTCCCGTTGCTGCGCCATTTCCATCATTTTCAGTTCGCGTTCCTGCGCCAGCCTTTCCCGCTGGATTTCCGCGTCCATTTTCGATCTGACAGCATCCGCTTCAATCTGAGCGCGCTGGGAAGCCAGGTCGTTTTGCTGTTCAGCCGCCTTGACACGCAGATCAGCCTCAAGCTGTGCCATTTCCTTATCACGATTAGCCTGCATTTTGGCCTGCTCAAGCTGGATGGAAGCCTGAGCCTTCATCGTTTCGGGGTCGCCCTGTTGCCGTTTCATTTGCAGCATCATTTCGACTTCCTGAGGATCAGGCTTTGTAACAAATCGCTCGGTTGAACGGAAGCCCGCAGCCTCGATAATCTCAGAAAGAACAGCGTAGAGGTTATCCGGCTTGATAAACGGATTATCCGGCCCGACCTGAGCAACCACACGCTCGAACACGTTCAGGATCATCAGCAGCATCTGCATGTCGCGCTCACGGGAGCCGGCACCAAGGCCGGTGTTCACCGTGACATCCATTTCCGCGTTCCATGTCCGGGGATCGTACTCTACCCACTCATTCCGCAATCGGACGGTACGGGGCTTGTCCTGATGCTGGATTGTCAGATGCAAGAGCAATGAGCCGACACGAGCCAGCCCCTGTGCCATGGTGCGCAGCATCGATTCCGTTTGGCCGATGCCAGCCGACTCGATCATGGCCGATGCCTTGGCCGTCATGTTCTGCAACGCATCCGGAGCCATGCCGCTTGAGGCTTCCGAAATGCCGGTTCTGTCCTGTGCCACATTGTCGAAATATTCGAGCATGTCGAAGGCGTTTTTCGCGACGAAGGGAACCTTGGTATAGTCCAGCGCATCCGATGGCTTTTGAACGCCACTCACCCGGATAGGCTTGCCGAACTCCGGTTCGAATACCGCGTCTTCATTCTCGATCTTGCCATCGGCGATGATCGGTTGCGGACGGTTTTGCCAGTAGATGTTGTCCAGAACCGCCCGCAACAGCGCCGTCTTGACCTTCTGGATGTCCTTTGTGTCATCCGCGATGGATGCGCCCTCACGCTGGTGAGGCTGGCGCTCTGCGAGAATATCGACGAAAGGCTGGCGATCCCAATCCTCGATTTCCAGCAGATTGTTTTCACCCAGGCCGCCGGCAAAGCAGATGCGCAGCAGTTCGTTCAAGCCATCTTCGTCGCGATCGATCTTCACGAACAGTTCGTAATAGTCGATTTCCTCCAGCGATTTGATACCGGGCTGTTCATCGTCAACTTCGGCATTATCAACCCGATCCTCACGGGCCGATTCCAGTTGCTCGTTATCCGTCTTGCCTTCGGACGGCATTTCCTCGATCAGCTTGCGGTCATAGCCCATTGCGACAAGATCGCCGCGCCGCAGCGTCTGGACCTGCCCCACAAGCATGGCGTCTTCGGTATTCTGCGCGTCCCGATCAATCAGGAACTGCTCAGGCGGGACGGCGGCAAGGGCAACGCGGCCTTTCGACTTGATGCGCTTGATCTTCACCGAATAGGCGGGGATTTGAACCGGCCCCTGCTCAGTCTCGACCGTTTCAAGCGTTTCGTCTTGCTCCAGCACGTCCACATTCTCTGGCGACACCAGTTGCGCCAATGCGTCTTCACTCAGCCCGGAATGGCTGGATATCTCGACTTCCTGCTTTTTCTCGTACCACGCCTTGATGATTCCGGTGCGGACAAGCATCGCGTCGTGACATGCGTCTTCAATCGCCTTGTCGGCCTCCGCCTCCCGCGCAACAACCATGTTGATGACATCGGTGGCCTGATCGGCGGTTGCCTCATCTTGCTGCTCAGTCGGTTCGAACTCCCAAATCTTGTCGCCGCCAAGAATGGTGCGCTTTACCGATGGCATCAGCTTCTTGATGTTGGCTCGAACATCCTTCGACACCATAGACGATCGACCCTTGGTGCTGGGCAGATCGGTCACTTCCCCGTTGTAATAATCCGTGTTTTCGGACCTGTCCTTGGATAACGTGTCGCGATAGCTTTCCGCATCCCGCGTCATCCGGCGGACAATGGTTACAAGGCGGGAGTCTTCGATCATGCAACAACCTCCGGCCTGTATTCCATTTTGGGCTTACGCCTTGGGGCCTCGTAATCCACAGCCATCAGCCCGAAAGCATCGGCCCCGTGCGATGACCAATCATGTTCCGGGCCAAGCCCGTAATTGCGTTGCTCATCGATCTTTTCGTGATACCAGCCCAGCGCATCCAAGCCCGCATCGCATTTGACCTCATCGAACGATATGGCCGGGAAAACACGTCTTGCCGCCTCTACTCGCTTCATGGCCGCGCCCTTGCCGGCGTTGGGTACCGTGCGGACTCGGAAACCGGCATTGCGGATGTGATCCTCAAACCGCGTGGCCGTCACGACATCCTGATTGCTGCCATCGTGGGGCAGGACACATTCGGCACTTTCGTAACCATGCGAGCGCAGCCAATCGAGATGCGCTGACAGCGGCTGTCCGACTGCCTCGTAATAGGCCAGACATTCCAACTGCGCGCCCTTGACCTGCACAATCCAGATGGCCGTGGCGTCCCTTACGCCGATATCCCAATAGGCTCTGAGAGGCAGAACCGGATCGCGCACCAGATTGGTAATGCGACCGTCCTGGCGGGCCTGTATGAGCGCCTGTGCGTAATAGGCTCCTTCGGTGACCGTGGCGTAGTCACCTTCCCAGATATGCCGGTATTGTTCAGGTTCGTTTGCCAGACAGTCGAGCCGTTCCTGCTCCAGTACGCTTGGGAACCACGGGTTGTGTGACCAGTTGGCCTTGACCATGCTGGTGCCGGTCGGCTTGTCCCCGGCGCGGAACAATGCGTCGACCGGATCAAGCTTGCGGCGCGGGTTCCATGAAAACCACAGTTCCGATCCCTCATCGCGAATTGTTGGCCTCAGGAGCCGTAGCGATGTGCTCGATAGCGTCTGCGCTTCTTCAACCCATGCCCTGCCAAAGCCCTCAAGCGATTTGATCGATTCAGCGGTGTGGTCTTGCATGCCTTGGAAGATGATAACGCCATCGCCCGGTGTTTCGATCACCTCGTTAAAGACACGGAAGCCGTCTGCCGTGCCAAGGCCGTACTCGGCTATCTTGTCTTCAACCAACCGCTTGGCTGAATCCTTTAGTGACTTCTGTACCTCACGGATACAGGCGCTGCGAAGGCCCCGCTGTTCCATGGAATGCTGGACAAGCAAGCTAGCGAACTCATGTGACTTCCCGCTTCCCCGGCCACCGTGTGCGGCCTTGTAGCGTGATGGCTCTTGAAACGGTTGGAAGACCTTCGCGCGGCGAATTCGCAGATCACGAAGGTTCAACATACTCGACCAGTACGCGCCCCACTATCGGATTATCCTCATCGCCCGAAATTGTGATATTTGACACGTCGCCCAACACCTTGTTTAGCAAGGTTTTGCCGCAACTGACTTGTGCGCTGGTTAGTTCAAGCTCACCGTCTATGCACTTTTGGAATCGGTTGATGATCTGGGCTGCCTGAATCTTGGCTCGGGTTTCTTCGTCATGCCTGATTTTTTTGGTTCTTGCCGGCATTGTCAGCACTCCCTTTCAGGTTGGTGCTAGTGTTTATGCGAGATGATCGGCGTTTAGCGTTTCGGTCCCAATCGAGAGGTATTGGGTATCGCTGTTGCGATCCTTGTTGTTGAATTCCACGCGAAGGCCGGTGCCACTGAGAACGGGAAGGCCGACGACGCTTGAATAGCGGCCATTCGTGCGGTGATAATCGACTTCCTTTGCGTTCGTGCTGGATATCGGAACCCATGAAGTGATTTCCGGGGCCGTCACATCCCTGTCTGTAACGCCATGAGCATAGCGATCGAATTCAAGGTTTTTGGCCGCTATTTTGGATTTGCCATTCCTGGTGCGGATAAAGGCCGTGACCTCCCGAACGATTGTTATTTCGCCTGATCGGGGTTCCACCACATCGACACAAGCCGGCGTTGATGTCCCTTGCTCACTGGTATCAACGGCAAACTCATACGGGATCAGTTTCGCCATCAGCCCGTCACCACCGAGATATTCACGAAAGCCAATCCGGTCAGGCCAGTCAACCCGCCATACTCAACTTCTGTCGTGGTGGCCGTGCCGGTATCGGCTGCATCCGCCAGCCGGGCATAGGTGTTGTTCGCGCCGCTATATGCGTAGCGATTACCGTCAAAAAGGCTGTGCCCTATTTCGCTTTCCGCGTCAGGCGCAACCACGCCATCATCGACGATGATTTCGCCGGTGCTGACAAACGATATAACGGACGCCTTCCCGCCATCCGCTATTTTCTGCCAGCTATCGGACAGGGTTGTTTCAGTAGCCATTGCCGCATCAGACTCCCGATTACCCGCCGTTGCCTTCATGGTCGATCATGGTGTGACTCCATCGTGAGATTTTTTCGAAAAAAGTTCAGATACCCTATTGCAATACCTGTTACCATTGGTTATATTTAATCCCATCAACAGGGCAATGAAGCCCGCCAGACAGGAGAAACTGGAATGCATAACATCTACGAAATTAAAGAAGTCGACGCGTCAACAATCAACCCTGAAATCGAGCCTGGCATTATGGTCGAAACCATTGTGGGCACCGAATATGGCGCTGTAAAAAATCGTGGCGGCAAAAAACCAGTCTACGACATCATCAACATCAAAACACGCGAGTTTGTGTGTCAGACACGAGGAGAAAAGGAAAAAATCAAAGTTCTAGCGGGCAGGGCGCGCTTGCTTGACTTGCCATACACGGCAACCGCTTAAATGTCCGAAACTCCATTCAAAGAGGCTCGCTTAACTGCGAGCCTTTCCGTCATTCAAGCCGCAAAACTGCTTTCAATCGATCCTGTTAGCGTTCGCCGCTTTGAAATGTCGCCAGACAAGAAATCATCCCGAACCGCGCCGCCCTTGGCGCTAAAGGTTCTCGACTGGTACGCAAGACAGGTTCCGCCATCCATATGAATAAACCCCGCCACTGCCGAAGCGGTGACGGGGCTGTGCACCCTTGGAAGGGGTGAACTAGATTGCCTACCAGAGCATTGCTGCGGGACTTCCCATCCCGCTCCTTGCGTAAGCCCAAGGTGCTATCGCGCCGGTCTGCCGGCCCAAACCGGCCCCATTGCGCAATTGATGGGCGGGAACCTTGGCTTTCGCCTAGCTGACTGGAAATCACTCCGCCAGCATCATAGCACCCGGTGGAACAGATTGCCCCGCCTCAACCAGGCTCGTTAACAGGCGACCGGGCATTCCCAATCCTTGGTTATCCTTGCGGACCTGTATGTGGCTTTGAACGGCGGTGAGGCCCCTTACCCGTGTGCGGTGGTTACTATCGCTGCTAACCTCAACAGCACCGCACACAACCGTTCAAATTGAATTGGGCTGGCAGGACATTACGCCTCGGGCGAACCTTGCCGTCAGGGTGCCGGAAGCTCCGGTTGCCTCTCAACCCTCTAGCCCAAACTCGTTTGCCCATTCGGGCTGATTCAATGACGCGGGCCGGGCGCTAATCCGGCTGTGAATCACCGCGAATACGTTCCCACTCGGAGCCGGGATAACCCGGTGCATGTGACCGTCAAACCACACAGGGAAACGCATAAGGGATGCTTCTGCTTTCAGCACCGCCGCGTCGAAGCTACCCTAGCGTATCCCGCCGGTTGGCTCAACTAAAAATGCTTTGTCGCCAGCTTGTCCACCGGTTCAGGATCGGGATAGCAACAAGGCATGAAATGAATGACGACCGAACCCGGCTTGTGACATTCGCAATTGCATTGTGAGCGGTAACGTGGGCCGAACGGTTTGGACGGGATATCGGATTCGTCGTACTCTTCCGGTTGCGGCCAATGGGCGTAGGGATTTTCAGGCTTCATCTGGACGCACCTTCCCGCCACCTACATACGGAATTTTCAAAATCATGCAAGCCCCCGCATATGCCGATCTACAGCCCCAAGCGATTGCCTCAATAAATCAAACATATGCGCTGTCCACATGCCGGTGGATTCATTCTCAACGGCTACCCTTTTCAGCAGTTCATAGGCAGCATGGCCGTTTTTCATCGACAGGATTGGAACAATCATCTTGTCGAACCTGTCACGCGCCTGCCGTGCTGATTCCGCGCAATCCGGCTCTTCGCCATAGCCATCCTTACGCTGATAGTCTGCTGCCCTTGGATTGGGTGAGGGGAGACCCTTGTGGATTTGATATTCGTTGTAGCGTTGCGCGAACTCCAGGCCGGCTTCAAGACGATCCTGATTTCGCTCCGGCGTGTCCCCTAGCTTCCCCGCTCTTGCCAATATGCCGAGTTCATGCCCGCTTTCCTGCTTTTTGGCTATGGCTTCGGAAACGCCCTGACGTTCCGCTCTATCCCGTACTGTCTGGACATAGGCGACGGCTTCAAGTTGAGCACGTTCGGCTGCTCTGTCGATTATCCTGCGGACACCGTTTTGCGCGTCTGGCCTGTCAGCGAGTTGGGATGCTGTCACGACTTTTCGCTTTCGCTTTCTGCGGAGGGCGGCCTTGCGGGATTTTTTCATCGCTTATTCAGTTTCTCGACGACAAGGCCCCCAACATGGTACACTGTTGAGATAACGAAGGCCGTTAAGGCCGGCGGTGATAGTTCCGCCCCCAAATACCCATAATGCGCCCCTATAGCGACAATGAACCATGCCACCTGCATCACCGTGAATATATTCAATCGCCGATCCTTTCCAACCTATACCCATCCCCGCCCTTGTGGCCTGTAACGGTCCAGCCATAGCCCTTGATCTTGTTTCTAAGCCTATAGGCGTATTTGCGGACGTTACCAAGGGCTGTTTCCGGGCCTCCATCGATATCATGGCTGTACATTGCATCGGCAAGGGATTCGCCGGGAACGGGATGGGGAAAGCGGTTTATGAGCGCATCCAGCATTGAACGGGTGACAGGTCCAAGCGGTGCCGCCAACAGATATTCCGGCTTCTTGTGAACCACCTGCCCGCATTCGCCGCATATCCTAGGCACGGGATTTTCCGCGAAATGTGCTGCCGCGTGGCATGTCCAATCCGTGACGCTCGCAGTGCCGCCAGATACCGAAAAGGATCGACGTATGATCGCGTTTCATAAACCGTCCGATTTGCGGGAATGACCACTCCGTCCTGACTGCGATATGATACATCGCTTCATGGCGGGCCGCAATGATCTTGTGCTTGCGTGATCTGCCGAGCCTTATGTCCTTTGGATCGACTTCATACTTTGCCGCCATATCGGCCAGGATGTGCTTGGCTATGTCCGCCGGCGCATCGACCAGACCCGGCCCTATCGGCCTTGAATAGCGTATCACGGGGAAGGCTGATTTGGGAAGCGCCATAGTCACGCGGGGCTTGGTGGCATCCGGCACGAAGGGCTGTCTTGCGGGCCGCTTGGGCTGTGGGAAGAACTTCCGTCGCAATTCGCGCGGTGTCTGCCCGCTCGGTATCACCATGCCGGAATTGTCAACGGTTGGCAGGGCTACGGATTGCATCGGGCCTTCCTTTTCTTTCGTTTAACCGGGATGAGTTGGCCGGGGCGCGGCGCAACCAGTTCCTCGCCAAATGTCTCTCGCATCAATTTAGACGCCTCTGAGGGGCGTTTGTGTTTTTGTGAGGCCTGATACCTCCATACCTCGATATCCCGCTGTATGAGCGCGAGAAGGGCCGCAAAGGCCGCTCTGAGGGCGGAAGGTTCGTCGGGAAAGATTTTCGGCTTGCCCTTCCTTTTTAGTGCCCACATTTCGCTTGTAGCCATTCCGCCAATCGATGCTGTCCAGCCGATGGCGAGGGGATGGACGGCATAGCGGTAGCGGCGGTCGGTCATGATGCGCTCGCAAACATTTCCATCTGGAGACAGTTGGTTTTGTCCAGCATCCGCAATGCGGTTTCCCCTTCCCATTCCACATCCCAAACGTACCAGGCATTGAGCATGGGCGGCGCACCCTGCCCCGTGAAATCAATGCGCCAGCGCATGAGGTACATACGGGCAGGCGGATATCGTTCCCAAAGATTCGCCCGCGATTTTGCGCCCAGCCAGTTCACCGGAAGCAGCGGCGCCATGTAATCGACGCCAAGCGTTTCGAGCGCATGTTTTACCCATGCCCCGCTGTTGCATTCCTGAAACGGCGGGTTGGTCACGATGGCTTTGGATGCGGGTTTGCGATAATCATAGAACGAACGGATTTCGGCCCCACAATCTCTATCGATCAGATCCGATTGAAAGACGGTCAGGCCCAAAGCTTCCATTTCCCGTGTAAGCGCACCATCCCCGGCGGCGCTTTCCCAAATGACCGGGAAGCGCCTGAGCGATGTGATTTCCGCCGATAGTAGCGCCCTGATTGGTTCCGGTGGAGTCGGGTAGAAATCATCCGCCTCACGTTCAAGATGTTCCGCACGTTCGTAACGACCGACCAAGTCTTGGCCGGTATCGACGGCAACGGGCTTCGATTGCTTCCCTGTCGCTCGAAACAATCCTCTTGCGGACGCCGCACTCACGCCGCTATCCAGTCCTGTTGATCGGCGGCGGGTTCCATGGATTCAAACCGGGTGAACTCATCGACAAAGCGCAGCACTTCCGTTTTCATCGGCTTGCCCCGGCGGCGCTTGTGATTGATAATCCATGCCTTGCCCCGGCTGCTTTCCAGCTTGGCCGCTATTTCATCGCGTTTGCTGGTTGGTGTTGTCGCCAGCATTTCCACATAAAGCGGCTCCGGCCTGTAGATCGAAAACCAGACATCAAGCGTTTGCTTTACCGAGCCGCCGCCATAGGCATCACCATTGATAGGGCGCGGTGACAGGCCCCGCTTGATACGGTCCCGCCACTGGTCGTTTCTCTGAATGAGAATAACCACCACGATCTGCAATTCTTTCGCGATGGATTTCAGGCCGCGATAGAGGGCGTTCACCCTTTCCGCGAACAGATCGCCCGGCCTGCCCGGCAGATCGATCATCTTGACATGGTCGATGATTACCAGCCTGATATTGAACCGCTGTTTCATGGCGAGACATTCGGCCCGAATATCCTCAAACCCCACCGATGCAAACGGCACGATATGGAGCGGCAAGCTTTCCGCCCATTTCAGCGTTTCGCCGATTTCGTTTTCCTCCTGCTTGGATAAGTCCAGCCTGTCGAGCCTGTCCATGGCGATAGAGAGCCTCTGAGAAGCGATTTGTAGCGCCGCCTCATCCTGCGTCACTTCAATCGAGAAAAAGGCTGTAGGATGGCCCTGTGCCGCCGTATGGGCCGATTGTTGAAGGGATGCCGATGTCTTCCCGCCGCCTGAGTCAGACATGAACCCGATTAGGTTGCCGGGACGCATCACGTCAACGGTTCGGGTTATCTCTGGCAGAAACCAGTCCATCGACGTTCCGGCCTCAAGATTGCGGGACAGGGTATCGATCGCGTTGCCTAGTGTCTGGCCAAAATCGGTGTAGCGTGTTGCCCCGCGTGACTCAGCATCGATCCGTGCAAGATCGGCAACGATTTCCTTTGCGCCGTCATGTACCGGCAATTCGACATTTTCGGCATAGGCCGCAACATCGCCCGCCAGTTCGATCATTTGCCGGCGTAGCGCCATTTCCCGTACCAGGCCGGCCATATCCGGCGCCGTCGATACCGGCATGGCGTTGACGATAAGGGCAGTGAGATATTTGGAGAGCGGTTGTTCGCCTACAGCCTGATCGGACGGGAAAAATGGTTTCAATGAGATTGGATTGATCGGCCTGCCGTCTTTGGAAAGCCCGCCCATCACCTTGAACAACTCACGGTGAAGCGGTTCGGAAAAATGTTCCGCTTTCACAACCGGCGCGATTGACGGGTAAACCTCTGCCGCCATCATGACGCAACCCAATAGAGACTGTTCGGCGTCTATCGGGTTGAGGGATGGCGGAGAGGATAGGGCCGGGGCGGCGTTCATGCAGCGGCTTGCTCCGCCTTTACCGCGTCGATTATGGCGTAGCCGATTAGTTCGGCGATCACTGGGTCTATGCTGTTTCCTATCGCCTTAATTCGCTCCACCCGATCCGATAGCCCATTATGAACTCCCCAAATTCGGCCGGCATCGGCTGACCATACACTGCCGCATAGGCCATGGTAATTCTTTTGGTGGATTTGTAATCTTTGCTCAGAAAGTCGCGGGCTTGTCGCCTTGTAGAACTCTCCGACAGGCCGCAATCTTTGAAGTCCGAACGTGTCGGGGTAGGCCACAATCCAGACACGTTCCCTATAATGGATTCGGCCCATGGCCGCAGCCGGTATATTCTCCCACTCCGCATCATACCCGCATCCGACCAAGTCGATAAGAACTCGGCTAAACCAAGCCCCGCGTTTCTTTGCAGGCCCAACAAGCAGGTCTGCGACGTTCTCAATGACGATGAAGTTTGGTCGTAGGTCGCCAGCAAGTCTAATGATTTCAGACCAGAGGCCGCTTCTGGTTCCGGGCGACAGCCCTTTCCGATGCCCTGCAACTGAGATATCCTGGCACGGGAACCCTCCCGTGATAACGTCGATTCCGGCAATTCCATCGGCAGCAAGTCTTGCATCTGTCAGTTCCCGTACATCGTGGTAGCAGGGTATGTCCGGCCAATGCTTGGCTAAGACACGGCGGGGGAAATCCTCGATCTCACAGAACGCGACAGTCTCAAAGCCGCCCGTGCGTTCCAAGCCAAGTGAGAACCCGCCGATCCCCGAAAACAGGTCCAACACGCGAAGCTTTTTCACGCCGCTTCCCTCTCCAGCATTTTCACATATTGGGACTTGCGGCCGGCGATGAACGCCAGCATCGCGGCTTCCGCCTCATCCGCATTGCCGACATCGATGCCCATTTGTTGAGCCGATGCCTTCGCGTGTCGTTTCCAGTCTGCCGGAGCCCAGCCCTTCTTTTTTCCAAAGCCGTAAACCAGATCACGCCATGTAGATGCGGATAGAACCTCGAACGGGATGCCCCATGCACCAAGTATCGAAATCACACCGCCGCACAGCCGGTTGAGTTCAAGCGTGGTGTTCATGTTGGGGGCGTTCGGATATACCGTTTTCGGCGGGGCTTCGATGGCGACGAAATCAGGCCGGCCCTTTTCTTTGAAATCAAGGCTCACCTTCCGGCCCAAATCCCATGATTTCTGTTCTGGCGGATGGTGTTTCTCTCGCTTGGCCTTCAACGTATAGCATTCGATCGACGATTCATGCCGGGAGGTATCCCAGCGGGCAACGCCGGTTGTCGTCGCTACATCAAGGCCCATGACGAGAGTCATTTCAGATTCCCACCACCGCCCGCGCTGCCATAACCGCTACAGAAACGGCAAAGATAAGCAGGAGGGAACGGGC